ATCAAATGAGATGGCTATGCGGATCGCCTTAATCTGCGCACTTTCAAGCAATCCTGACGCAACAGAAATCAGCGCAGAGCATATGCGTTGGTCGATTGCATACGTGAAGCAACTGTTAGAGCGCACGATAGATAAACTCAAAATGACTATTAGCCATTCAGACTTTGAAGCGCAGAAAAAAGAAATTTTAACCGATCTGCGCTCACGCGGTGCGAAGGGCATTACATGGGCTAAAATGCAAAAGTCTGCGCCATATTCTGCGCACAAGCCGAAAGACTTAAAGGAGATTATGCAGGCGCTTAAAGACGCAGAGCTTGCAGGAGATGAGCCATATCAAACAGGTGGGAGGCCGACAATACTATGGAAGGCGATAAAATGATTGTTTACGATATAGACCCGGTGGCAAAGCCACGCATGACAAAATCAGATCGTTGGAAGAAAAGACCAGCGACCGCAAAATATTGGGCGTTCAAAGATAAGGTGCGCCAGCTTGGCATTAAGTACGATAACGGATATTCGATAACTTTTGTTATTCCTATGCCAAAATCATGGTCAAAAAAGAAAAAAGAAAGCATGTGCAGAAAGCCTCACCAGCAAAAGCCTGACGCAGATAATCTTGTAAAAGCCTTGCTGGACGCTATTTTTGACGAAGACAAGCATATATGGCATTTGGGAGAAATTAAAAAAATATGGGGAGGTAAAGGGGCTATAATTATTTTTAAAAAAGATGTTGACGCATCATAATTTATGATGGATAATGAGATATAAGGTTCAAACAAAGAGAGGTAATCATGAACAAAATAGACACAATAGAAGAGTTATTATATGAGCAAGAAAAACTTGATCAAGCTCTTAACTCATTAGAAGCTGAGTTAAATGAAAGCGATTTGGGCAGGCGTTTAGCAAAACTGCAAAGCGACCGCGACCTTGTTAAAAACAAAGTCAGCGATGCAATTAAATCTGAGGCTGATAAAATGCTAGATCACAAGCCATATGCTTGCGGCACAGTTAATCTTGAGGCTGGCCCGTATAAAGTTAAGACAGTTGTATCTAAAAAAGTTGACTGGGATCAGGTAGAGCTTGCGCGTCTTTATGAGCGTATTCGTGAAAGCGGTCAGTTGCCAACCAATTATTTAACAATTAAATATAGTGTGCATGAGACGCAATATAAGAATTTTCCGGACGCGGTGCGTGAGCAATTTTTGCCAGCCAGAACGGTAAAGCGCGGCGCACCTAAAATTACGATTGAGAGGAAATAAAATGCAGATTAAAAAAACAAATGACGTGACTGCTTCACACATCAAAGTGCTTGTGCATGGGCCAGCAGGGGCGGGTAAAACGCGCCTCTGTGCTACCACGGGCGGCAAGACGGTTATTCTATCAGCGGAAAGCGGCCTGCTTTCCCTACAGGATGCCGAGGTCGATTACATCGAGATCAATTCTATGAACGATTTGCGCGAGGCTTTCGCCTTTGTAAAGCAAAGCGATTATGAATGGGTTTGCCTAGACTCTGTGTCTGAAATTGCCGAGATTTTGTTGGCGAGTGAAAAGCTTAAAAACAAAGACCCGCGTAAAGCGTACGGCGAGATGCAGGAGCAAATGATGGGCATTATGCGCGGCTTCCGTGACTTGCCTAAAAATATTTATTTTAGCGCTAAGCAGGACAAGGTAAAAGACGAAATAACCGGAGGATTGATATTCGGGCCATCAGCTCCGGGGACAAAAATTGGCCCAGCAATGCCTTATCTTTTTGATTTAGTGTTTGCCTTGCATACATGGAAAGATCAAGAGGGTGTTACGCACCACGGTTTGCAAACGCAGCGTGACGCGCAATATGAGGCAAAGGACAGGTCAGGTAAGCTTGAGGTCATGGAGGCCGCAAACTTGGGGCATATTTATAACAAGATCATTAAGAAAGGAAACTAAATCATGGTCGCATTACCACAACAATACAACACAGCAGACTTGCCGGACAGCGGCGGCGTTACTTTAATACCAGAAGGGCAATATCAAGCCGTTATTGTCAACAGTGAGCTAAAAACAACATCTTCTGGTAATGGTCAATTTTTGGCCTTAACAGTTGTTATTACACAGGGCGAATACAAGGAAACTGAATTTATTGAGCGTCTTAATATTATTAATCCTAGTACACAGGCGCAAGAAATTGCTTACAAGACGCTTGCCCGGATTAGTGAGGCGCTTGGCATGACGCAAACGCCAGCAGATAGTGCTGAACTGCATAATAAGCCGTTAATGATTGGCGTGAAAACGCAAAAGGGAAAACCTTGGAAGGATCGCGACGGCATTGAACGCGAGGGGAGCGATAAGAGCGAGATCAAAAAATACTTGCCAATTCCTGCCGTTGGTACGGCTCCGGCTGCACCTGTAGCGGCAGCGCCTAACGTAGCTCAACCACCTGCAGCGGCTCCAGCGGCTAATCCGTTTCAAGCGCCACCTGCAGCGGCGGTAAACAACGAGGATGATGAAATTCCATTTTAACCGAAAGCAGTCTTAGGGCTGCTTTCCATTAAAAGAGGGTTTTCTATGGTTACAATTCCACCTATGCCAGATTTTACGCTAGATGCGCTTAATCGTGCGCGTGAGGATGAGCAATATAAAGAAAAGCGCCGCCAGTATCTAGGCGCGTCCATGATTGGCGATCCATGCGCACGCAAAATCTGGTATGAATATAACAATTATCCGCGTGCGCCATTAAGCGCCGTTGCTTTGCTGGCTGCAGATAGCGGTTACTTTGCGGAGGATATAACAGCCAAGCGCTTAAACGCTATAGAGGGCGTGACACTATTCACGAAATTGCCCGATGGTAGGCAATATAATTTTGAAGCGCTTCAGGGGCGGTTTAAAGGTCATGCAGACGGTATTATTCAGGGCATTATTCAAGCGCCAAAGGCGCAACACGTTTGGGAGCATAAGGATAAAGACCACAAGAAATTTGCAGACTTTCAGAAAAAGAAAAAAAACCACGGTGAAAAGCGGGCGCTCCAGCATTGGGATGAAAGATACTTTGGTCAGGCTCAAGTGCTTATGCACTATCTGCAAATTGACCGCCATTATTTAACCGTGTCTTATGCCGGCGCACGCAAATATGATAGCTGCCGGACGGAGTACCAGCCAGAGATTGCTGCGCGTTATGTTGATAGGGCGGAGAAAATATTAGAAGCAACGCAAGAGCCGCCACGCATTCGTGATGAAAAGGATTTTTTCTTATGCCGTTTCTGTGAATTTAAGGAGGTTTGTCATGCGTAAAGATATGTCAAAGGTAAAAATAGAAGAAAACGACATTATCGCTGTTTGGTTTTCTTGTGGCGCAGCCAGCGCGGTTGCCGCAAAGCTAACGCTTGAAAAATACGGGGATCATTGTGATGTTCGGCTGGTGAATAACCCCGTTGCCAATGAGCATGAAGACAATTTACGATTTTTAAAAGATTGTGAAGAATGGCTTGGGGTCAAGATTGAATTTGCGACAAACCATAAGTATCCAAGTTGCGATATTCGGGACGTTTTTGACAAGAAAAAATACATGGCCGGTCATGGTGGTGCGCCATGTACTGTTGAGCTTAAAAAAGAAGCTCGCAAGCAATGGGAAGACAAAAATACCCCTGATTGGCATGTGCTAGGCTTTACGCTAGAAGAAAGACACAGATACGATAGGTTCATATTAACTGAACGTCAAAATCTCTTGCCGATCCTAATAGAAAGAAACATCACAAAAGCCAAATGCTTTGAAATACTTGATCAGGCTAATATCAAACGCCCACACTTATACGATCTTGGCTTTCCTAATGCAAACTGCATAGGCTGCGTTAAGGGTCAGTACGCCAAAGATTGGCTTCTTGTCAAAAAAAACTTTCCTAAAATATTTAAGCAACGTGCAGAGCAATCAAGGCGCATAGGCGCGAAACTTTGGAAAATATCAGATACAGAAAGACGTTTTCTTGATGAATTAACGGATGATTATGAAGACGATCAGCAGACTTTAGATTTTGAATGTGGCATATTTTGCGAAGAGAGGATTTGATTTGAAGACCCTTAGACCATATCAAAATGCAGCGTTAAAAAGCTTATGGCATTGGTTAGAAAACAATGAGGGCAATCCGCTTGTTGTTGCGCCAGTTGGTGCAGGCAAGTCTTTAATGATAGCAGAATTTATTAAGCAAGCCCATGACTTTTTTCCGCGCACGCGCATTGTTATGCTTACGCACGTTAAAGAATTGCTAGAGCAAAACGCTGAGGAATTGCTTGAACAATATAAAGGGGTGGATTTTGGCTTTTATTGCGCTGGCCTTAATCAAAAGCGTTTGCACAATGACATTACTTTTGCCAGCATTCAAAGCGTGCATAACAAGCTAGGTGATTTTAACCGTACGCCTGACATTATTATCATAGATGAGTGCCACCTGATTTCACACAAGGGCAACACACAATACCGTAAATTCATTGACGCTGTGCAGGCCATAAATCCTTATGCCCGCGCTATTGGTTTTACAGGTACACCATTCCGCGCAGACACAGGTCGCTTAACCGAAGGTCAGAATAAGCTGTTTGATGACGTTGCTTATGAAATTGGCATGGACTTTATGATTGGTCAGGGGTACTGGGCAAAACCTGTTTGCCCTGCAGTAGCAACAAAGATGGACGTATCTGGCGTTAAAGTGCGCGGCGGTGATTATGTAGCCGGAGAGCTTGAACGCGCGGTCAATACGCATGAGATTAACGACGCTTGTGTTAAAGAGCTTCTAGAGCTGGGGAAGGATCGTAAGAAATGGCTTGTGTTTACAGCCGGCATTCAGCACTGCGAGGATGTTTGCCAAGAGCTTCATAATGCAGGAGTGACAGTTGCGCATATAACAGGCGACACACCAAAGCAGGAGCGAATTGCCAATATTGAGCGTTTCCGACGGGGTGAAATACGCTGTCTTGTTAATGTCGCCGTTCTTACGACGGGCTTTAATGTCCCGGACATTGACTTACTTGCCTTTATGCGGCCAACGCGCAGCCCTGTTTTATATATCCAAACCATAGGCCGAGGCGTGCGCCCTGTGTATGAAGGTGATTACGATCTATCAACGCAAGAAGGCAGGCTCGCATCTATTGCTAATAGCCGAAAACCTGATTGCATGGTGCTGGACTTTGGCGGGGTTGTTGACGCGCTGGGGCCGATTGACGCTGTTAGCATAGAAAAAACATATCAAGGCGAAAAGGAAAGAGACGGGAAGGGCGACGCTATCATAAAGATATGCCCTAGCTGCGGCGCGGAGTGCGCGGCAAGCCAGCGCTACTGCTATAATTGCTCACACTGTTTTATTAAGTTAGATGAAAAATCTGACAATAAAGCCATTGTTACAAGCGATGAAAAGCCAGAGTGGTGGGATGTTATTGCTATGTCTACGGATATACACGAAAAGCCGGGAAAAACACGGTCAATGCGAGTATCTTACCATTGTTTGACCGAGCATTTTAAAGAATGGATATGTTTTGAGCATAGCGGCTACGCGCAGCAGAAATCGCGGGCTTGGCATGAGAAGTTTAAACCACATGACAAGCAGGAATTTGTTGCAGACGTAAAAGTAGCGACCATGATTGATTATAAAACACCTAGTCGCATTCTTGTAAAGCGGGATGGTAAATATTGGCGCGTTATTGATTACGAATTTAACGCAGAAGAAAATGAATTATTTGAAGAAATAACTTTTTAAACATCATAAATTATGCTATAAAGGAGATACATATGATTACTAATTTACAAATCAGAGCGGCCAGAGTTTATTTAGGTTACAGCCAAGAGGCTATGGCTTTTAATGTAGGTATAACACAAGAAACATTATCACGCATTGAGAGCGGCAAACAGAAAGCAAGCAAAACTACGATGAAAAATATATATGAATTTTTTGTTGAGCATAATATTCACTTTGAAGAGGGCGGCTTTAATCAAGGTGAGTAAGCAAAGGGATTAACAGTTTTATCAATCGTTTAGCAAAAGGAGAAAATTATGAATTTAGACGATTTAACACTTGGCCAAATTAAAGAAATACAAAACCTTGCAGGAGCAAATGAGTCGTCAGGCTCTAGTTCTATTGTAATTGGTGAGAATTACTTTATAAGAACGGTCACACATTACTACACTGGTAAAGTAAAATCAGTAACATCTGCCGAGATTGTCCTTTCAGACGCGGCTTGGATTGCTTGTACAGGGCGATTCTATGATTGCTTGAAAAGTGGCGAGTTAAGTGAAGTAGAACCGTTTGTCGATGATGTTGTCGTGGGGCGTGCTGCTTTAATTGACGCAACTCTATGGAGACACGAGTTACCTAGAGACCAAAAGTAATGAACATAGGTTTGTTGTATAAAGGTAAGTCTAATTATAGGCCTCGGTCTAAGTCTTGGTCTGTGTTTGGGTCTGGGTCTTGGTCTGGGTCTGGGACTAGATCTTGGTCTAGGTCTGTGTTTGGGTCTGTGTCTAGGTCTGGGTCGGGGTCTTGGTCTAAGTTTGAGTCTTGGTCTAGGGCTGAGTCTAGGGCTGGGGGGTAACTAATGAACGTAGGCTTGATATATAAAGGTAAGTCTAATTCTAGGCCTCGGTCTTGGTCTGGTTCTGTGTCTAGGTCTGGGTCTAGGTCTGAGTCTGTGTCTAGGGCTGGGTGGTAACTAATGAACGTAGGTTTGTTGTATAAAAGTAAGCCTAGGTCTAGGTCTTGGTCTCGGTTTGGGTCTTGGTCTAGGTCTTGGTCTTGGTCTGGGTCTGGAATTAGGTCTAGGTCTGGGTCTTTGTCTGGGAGTAACTAATGAACGTAGGTTTGTTGTATAAAGGTAAGTCTTGGTCTAGCACTGGAGGAATTAAGAGATGACCAATAAACCGACACAAGAGCAAATCAAGAAAGCCAAAGACGCGCTCATAACCCTTGGTATGGAGGCTGTGGCCTATTGTGA